AATTAGTCAATTCTTCCTACTCGTTTTCCTGTTTTCTTTGTATAAGCAGCACGATAAGCATCAGTCTTTGCATCTTTTTCTATTTCTGATGGTGATCTGGATGCTTTCTCTTTTGCCTTACGAGCATAAAAGTTATCGACATGCGCTTTGCGTGATTTAGCATCCGTGAAGTATCCGCCTTTAGATTCTTCAATTTCTTCTGTTTCTTCTGTTTTTTCTTCAGCATTATTAAAAACACCATTTGCTACTTCTAATCGTGCTTCATCTAATGCAAGTGCGCTCTTTGCGTAAAGAGACTTGAAAACAAGTTCCTTTGCTTCAGAAAAGTTCTTTAATGCTAGTGCTTGGATAATTTTTTTATTCATTGAAACTCCTATTGTGGTATGTGCTATTTATTTAGTAATTTTTGTGTCTTCGTGTCTATTTATATCTGTATTTATAGAAGATTGAAGTAAAGAATTTGATATATTTTCGTGTTCTGCTTCAAGTTTATCCTCTACTTTGCTCATTAATGTAAGAAAAATAGCATCTCTAAATTGTTTAAAATCTGTCAGATTTATCATTTCTCTGCTCCTGGTGGAGGAACAACTTCTCCAATTGTAATCTGTCTATCAGAAGTAGATTGAGGAGCAGCAGCAGGAGGTGATTCTTGTTCTTCATTTGAAGACCCATCTTCTCCACCAGTTCCTGGTTGTGCTTGTTGCTCTTGTCCTGCTGTACTAACTATAATTCCTTGTGCAATTTCTTTCTTTATTTGTGAGTCGATTTCATCAATATCTTCTTCAGTTTGACGCAGAATATTCTTACGAATCCATTCTCTTGAATAATACTTTCCAACAAAATCTTCTGCATCTCGAGCACCCAATAGACGATCCTTTAAAACTTCGGATTCTTTTATTTCAATAAAATGTGAGTCTTTTTTGAATTGAAATATTATATCTCCTTCAATCTTACTCCACTCATCTTCTCGTATAATTCCTTTTAATACCAATTGAACTCGCAATAATTCTAAAAATAACTCACTAAACTTCATACGCAAGCGTTCAATAAATTTGAAGAATTTAACTTCGTCTCTTGAGATTTCACTTGAACGACCCATATTAAATCCTGATGCTTCTTCTAATCTTGAAACAGGAACATTTAGACTTTGATATAATTTCTTTTGGAAATATTTTACATCATCCATTTCTCCTAAATTCTGTCCACCAGGAATAGTGGTAATTTCTGTTCCTTTTCCTCCTTCACGACGAGGCATCCAAAAATCTTCAAGCATAGACATATGCTTGCGTTGATCACCAATCTCGCCTGTTGTAGGATCATAAATTAGTTTATTGCGATATCGACGCATAAGTCCATTCACATATTCTTCTGCTTTTTGTTTAGGCAAATTTCCCACATCTACATAGAAAATTCTGCGTTCTGGTGCACGAGTAATTCTGTAAATAACAATTGCATCTTCTATCATTCGTAGTTGATTCAGAGCCTTAATTGCCTTGTGTAAGTATCCTACAATCTTTTTTCTTTGTGCATCATACAAACCAGAATGAACAAAGCAGATGGCATCAGGAGAAATCTTCAATCCTTCCATTGTTGCTGCTCCGCTTTTATTTTCATTCTCGCTGAAAATATAAAACTCTTCCACAGAAGTAACCATTTTTGCTCCTGCGGTGTCTTGTGTGTTTATTGGTTTTTTATTTATTTTTCTAATCTTACGAATCTTTGTAGGATCAATTGGTCGTAATTCCATGATTCCTTTTTTCTTATTCTTTTCATCAACTATTATATGATAATATAATCTAGAATCAATATACCATTTACGAAATGTTTCAAATCCTCTACGAGAAGAATTAAGAAGTCTAAGCACTTCTTGAAATTCATCTTCAATTTTATCTTTTATTGATTTGGATATGTCTAATTTTGCAACATCTATTTTAACAATATCGTGAGATTCATCATACACAATAGCCTCATTACAAACATCAGAGATAGCAGATTCTGCTTCAGGCTGTAAAGCCATTTCTCTGTATTTGTGTATGAGTTCTATATCTGTTTTGATTGAACCATCAAAATCAACATACGAACCAAAATATCCACCTGCTTCTACAGGTACTGCTCCATCTTCATAATCTGGAGGAACAAACGAAACAACTTTTTTATCGCTGTCTCCATCCGATGGATCTTTTCCAGGACTACGACCAATCACTAAACCAAAAAGGTTAATTGCCATAAATATAAAGTCCGATCAGAAAAATTGTTATTAAAAATTAAGGACCAAATCCACCACCAATGATAGTGTTTCCAGAAGCGGCTCCAATTTCTGCTTGACCAGTTGCCAATCCTGTTACACTCGGAGCTGCTTCCCACCAAGAATATTGCAAGGTCACGGGAAATTCTGCGATTGCATCATTATTTTCGTATCCTAATTCTATTGCTCCTACTTCAGAAGGAAAACATCCTTGAAATTCATATGTTCGCAATGGACTACCATCACGCAATAATTGCGTAACACTCCACGGAACCATTAGTTGCATAAAATTATTTGTAGTAACATTAGAAACATGAGTATTGAACTGTGCACTCCAAAATTCAAAAGCAGAACGAAGATTTAGATTTGCATCTGATATAATCGTTATACTCCAATCTGCAAAGGTACGATCTCCAGGAATCTTAATCTTTCGTCCTCTGTAAGGAATTTCAATCTGCCCTAAAGAAGAAGCAGGAATCTGTGCAGATTTACACAGGAATGAAATTGCAGTACTCGTTCCAGTTGCATCCACTGCACCAGGAATTGTTCCTGTAACCTTAAATAGATTGGTGCGAACTCCTCCGCCTGCAAAGGCACTTACGAATCCTGATATATTGTTGTTTGGTTGTACTGGTTCTGCCATGTTATCTTACTCCTTTGTGTTATTTATTTAAGCTCCGACGACTTCCGAAAATGCTATTCCTGATGATGTTGCAACAAAATTCAACTGAATAAAGTTGACTGTTCTTGTTGGTTTAACAAAGATACTTGCGACGAATTCGCTACGATCAATAACATCCGCAGTATTGTTTGTTTCATCGCAAACTACCAAGAAATCAGTGATTCCTCTGCGAGCAACAATAGTCTTCAAGAATGGAATAATCATATTTCGGAATTGTGCACGAGTAAACGAATCATTCTGTTCGAACAAGAAATACTTTGATGCAATTGAAATAGATTTTTCAAGAATAATGAAAAGTCTACGAACATTAATTCTATCAAAGGCACTAGGGCGAGTTGCCATAGTCTTGTCTCCAAAGAGAATTGTGCCTTCTCCAGGAAAAGAAACTACTGGATTAATTTGACGAGTATATAATTCATCTCTATGTGGTTCAGATGAAGGATTATATGCAAGTTTAATTGAATTCTTAATCTGACCACGGTTGAATCCTGCTGGACTATACCATGCGTCATTAGTAAATTCAGTACGAGCAACTAATCCTGCAATATCTGGATTCAACGGCATTGTTCGAACAACATTATTGTAAGTATCGAGTTGATACTTCCATCCACTATCTGCAAATGCGTAAGAGGAATTTACATTTAATGTGGTATCTCTGAATGTTTTAATATTATTGAGTGCTGCGTATGGCAATGCACCTACAACATCTGATGATGATGGAGAAACAAAGGCAATACAATCTTTTCTAGTTTCACAGACATTTTCAATAATCAATCTTGCAAGAGTTGCACTTGCATTTCCGACAGGCAATAATCCTACATCAATACTATCTGCATCTGCTAGTAATGACCATCCACTACTGTATCGTATGGCATCATTCGGCACTGCATCTGCTGCACCGGTTAAACCAAGAGTCAGAACATTACCAGACAGAAGAGAAGTCGCAGCAGTTACATTTGCAGAAATTGCTCCGAATGTACTGCTTGAAAGAGCACCAGTATTGCTGTTAATATCAGCAGAAAGTGCCCAAACATATTCAGACTTGTTATTAATAACATTCTTATAATAATTGGTACTTCCGTCAAAATTTATGGCATTGGTTGCACGAGAAAGTCCTTCATACCTTTCAAGAACTGAATTTGCAACACCCGACCATAGACCATCTTTATCTAGTACAAGAATATTTATAAGATCTCCACTTCCACCTGCATCAGATGCATGTTGAGTCGTGGTTGCAGTAGTAGAAATTGATTTTGCATACACAGATTTAATCGAGAATGTTGCTCCAACCAATTGTGCGACTGGAAGAGAAGTAGAAAGATTTAATCGCACATTATTTCCAATAGAACCAGTAACTCCTATAAAATCACCTGAAGAAGCAGTCAAGGAAGTATTAGCACTAACACCACTCAAATTAACAGATGTTCCGTCTGCGAAAATAATTGCATCTCCAACTGAAAAACTACAAGTAGCACCAGTTGTTTTATTCATTAAAAGTGATGTTGCACCTTGATCTGCCGCCGCATTAAGAGTCTGCCCCGTAGCAGTTCCATTTCCACTAGTAACAACACACTTAATAGAATTTCCAAGAACACCTGGAAATTTACTAGCAAACAGTACACCTGCCGCAGGCATAGTTGTTACCGTCATTGCGTCACTCTCAAACCTTGTTTGGTTTAAAATTTGTTGTGCAGCAAATCCAGCAGTTCCTTGAGCATTAACTGAAGAATTGGTACAAGTAGTACCGACCACACGAATAATTTTCATAAGATTTCCGTATCCCAGATAATTTGCAGCAGTGTAAAAATCAACATAGTTATCTGTTTGTGGTTCTGCAAACACACGAACAAGATTTGTTTCGCTGGTAATATCAATTACTTCATTACAAGGACCCCAATGGAAATATCCTGCAAAGCCGCCAGGAGTGGTAGCAACAGCAGGAACAATTGCAGTTAGGTCTTTTTCAGTTATGCTTACGCCGGGGCTTACTCTAAATGCCATTGTCTATCTCCTCTGTTTGATGTGAATTCTGTTCTATGTTGTCTGTTCTTGTATCTGTTCTATGTTATATAGGAATTTCTATTACTACAATATTGGATTTCAATTCCACCAATTATTTATATTTTCTTTATTTTCCATATTCCATAATATTCCACTTGAATCAATAATCTCTGTTTCTGGCAATCCTGTATCAATAAACCCAAAAGGAGTCATCTCTTCCTCTAAAGTCTTCATTTTCTCTTCATACAGATCTTTTCTAATATCTGAACCCGAAAGTGCTTTAAAATATTCGTGAGTAGTCAACCACGCAAATAAAACAAGAGTCATTACTAAATCATCGTGATGTCCTTCTTCTGCTTCAAAAGAATCTCCGTTTGCCACAAAACTGCACAACTCATCAATAATACTAAAATCTTCTATAATCAATTTAGAATCTTCAATCATATTTTTTAATATAGAACATCCAATTCGTTTAACTGTGACAGAAGTATTCACTCCCATTTGTGCCTGTCCAATCTTTCCTCCGAATCCTCCATTCACTATTTGTCCTTTTCGTCCCATCATCTGAACATAGATCATATTATCATATTCAAGTTCTTTGTGAAGAATATCTGCCACTTGTTGTCCAAGATCATTTATTTCCACCAAAACATATGCTTTGTTATATTGTTTTGCTATAGGATATATGGCACTAGGATACAACATCGGAGCAAGTTGATTATTTCTAAAGGTAGCAACAACTGAATAAGGAAAATTTGTAATATCCATTACAGTAAAAGCATGATAATCTTTTCCTTGTCCTCTTGCTGTATCTGCAACCAAAACATATTTGTGATCTTGTTCAGGTTTCTGATAGACTCGCAATCCTTCTGCATTATGATATAGAGGAGTTTTATATGCAAGAGATTTTATCTTGTTTGGTTCTATAAGTGTGTGAAGACTTCCTAAAAACTCACAATTGAATTCTGTATTAAACTGTTCTGCTGAAGTATTTGCTATTGTTTGCTTTTTCCATTTTTCATCTCGACCAGGAACATCACTCCAATGAACTTCCATTGGACAATATTCATTCTTTCCTTCTTCGTTTGGTTGCTTGTTTGCATTCACCCAAATCTTATAAAACATATTCAATCCATTTGGAGTGGATGTTATAATAACCTTTGTTGTTTTTCCACTTGTAATAGTAGGATACACAGACGAGAAGAATTCTTCTGCTACATTTTGCGGAACATAAGCAAATTCATCAAGAAGAATGCAGTTATGAACTTCTATTCCGTTAGCATAAAATGCATGTGTATCTTCTACATGAAGTAGATCATAAACATCCAAATTAGAATTGTGTTCAATTTGTGTAATAGAACTAAAACCATTATTTGTTATTACATCAGAACCTATTACTAAATCAATAGCACATATAAATCCACATG